TTGTTGGTCAGCCTCTTATTTTATTTATCGTTGCATTAGCTGGTGTTGAAATACCAACATTACCTGAGTTTGAAATGGGAACTCTTTTGACTGTTTTGGGAGGTATGCTAGGAATAGGTAGTCTTAGAACTTATGAAAAGCAGAAAGGATTAACCAAATGAGTTTTAAATTATCAGACAGAAGTATTTCTAGGTTAGCTGGTGTGCATCCAGATATGGCTAGAGTGGTGAAGACAGCTATTGATCATACGACTGTCGACTTTGGAGTTGGCATAGGTTTAAGAACGCTGGAAGAACAAAAGGCTTTAGTTGAAAAGGGAGCTAGTCAAACACTGAAGTCAAAGCATTTAAGGCAAGATGATGGCTTTGGTCATGCTGTTGATTTGTTTGCGTATGTAAATGGTTCTGTTGATTGGTCGCTTGCTCTTTATGATAATATTGCTGATGCAATGAAGAAGGCAGCAAGTTTGCATGGAACTCCTATTCGATGGGGTGCTGCTTGGTCAGTGCCAAACATTATGGAATGGGAAGGAACTATGGAAGAAGCAATGAACTCTTACATAGATCTAAGACGTTCTCAATCAAGGCGACCTTTTATAGATGGTCCACATTTTGAATTAATGCTTTAGATATTGTAACCTTTTATTCTTAAATTAGAAGTAAACTCTTTTAGTTCTTTTCTTGCTACCCAAAGATTTGTTTGTGCATTTGGGTGAGAGTCTAGTCTATACAATTCATCCTGCCATTTATCGACTTCTCTTTGAAGAAACTTTAGTTCAGCTTTCTGCGCTTCCGTTATCATATTTCCTAACTGTTGCATTGCTAACTCCTAAGAACATTGCTGTTGATGTTACGCACCATCCTTTACTTCTGAGAAAGTGAATGTCTTCTATTTCTTTTGCGGAGAGAGGTTCATTACGCCAGCCATCTCCAGAGGTTGGTGCTTTGGGTTTATCTTTCTTGGGCTTACTTGGTACCTTTGGTTCGATAGCATTCTTGTTTGTTTTTAGTCTTGAGTTGCAAACCTTTGCATCTGCAATCATTCGTTCAAGTGGTGTCATCATTTACTCCTTAAAAAAAAGACGCACCAAAAGAGGTGCGCCAAGTTTGGGAGGTTCTGCAAAACGGACTTTGAGCAGTGTACGAACCCCCAGAGAACATTCTTATATTAGAATGGAATTTTATCATCTGGCAAGCTGCTTTCTGAATTTGCTTGTTGCTTGTCGCTAACCTGAAAACTAATGTAAGGTTTTTCATCCTTCATGCGTCTCCATCCTGCAATACGTTTGCTGTCACCAAGAGGCCCAGAGTAATCAGGTGCTGACTCATTGCCCCTCTTATCGTTAACAAACATTGCAGCCATCTTTTGATACACTTCAATGATTTCTGTACCATCTCTTGTTTGATCTTTAACTAAGACCACTTTGCTGTCTACACCCTCAACATTTACCTTGCCTTGTAAAATCATTTGTTGAGTTGGGAATGGTGTAAAAGCTGCTCCTCGATTTGTGTCGTCATATTCTGCCATGCTTCTGGCTCCTTTACCAAGTTGATTTAGATTGACCGCTATCTGCGGCGTATTTGTTGCCATCCATTTCACCCAAGAACACATCAGCATTACAGCCAATGTGCGACAGCGCCTTGGTTAGACCATCAGTGATAGCCATCTTTGGTGCATCCTCTGCCATACGACCCTTTGCTGCGTCAAAGAACTTACGACAGCCTGTGAAGGGGCCAAAGGAATGATGGTTGTCTGTATGCCAAACAGTTACATGCGCTAGTACAGCACTGTCTCCGTTGCTAACAGATACAACTTCAGTTTTGCTAAACCATCCCCAGCCCAAACCAATCGGTCCAAACTGTTCGGTCATCATTCTGACTTGGTACTGAGGATCAATGGCTGTAAATGATCTACTGCCAAAGCTGACTTGCTTCAGATATTTGGGGTCTGAAGCAGCCAGCTTGTTCCAAATGTTTAAGTTATCTTCCATTGTTGTTCTCCTTATTGTCTTTTTATTATTCTAAGCGACCCTTTTTTGTCGCGCTTGATGGAAAGGTAATCACAGTAGACTTCTCGCTCGTTAGCTCCGACCATTGATTTAAGGTCTTTCTTTGCATTTTCGAAAACTCTGTTCTGCTCATAACCTTGTATATATGTAATGGCTGCATCGACAAACTGGTTGTCTGTTGTTGCATCTCGCTTGACCATGTTGTCCACCGCAATGTGGTCATGCGAGAGTTGTTGCGTGTCAACACCAATCGGCTCTTCATCGCGAAGCACGTAACCCCAGAAGTCTGACACCACCGCCCACATAGAATTGAAATACTGTTCGTTGTATTGGACATAGGTAGATTCCCATTTGCTATTGCCAAAGATAACAGAAAGGTAAGCACCCTCTGCTTTTGCTAAACGTGCATAGAGTTGTATTTGTGGCATGTATAGCTGAATAATGTCTTCCATTTTATTGAAAGCATTTGTGTGTTTTGCTTCAACAATAGCATTGTTCCATCGAGCATCGACTGTACCTTTTACTGGTACTGAACCAATAGTTTCTTCATATTCATATTGATGACCGCTAAGAATACATTTGTTCTGTTGCTCAAACCAACTAAGATTAAAGTCTTCAGTACAAATGCCAAGCTGCACAGCAATGTTTGTAGTTAAGTCTTCTGGTAATTCTCTACCAGTTTTGATTTGCCATAATTCTAACCAGTGGCCTTGCATAATCTTTACACAGTCCGAGCCACCTATGAATCCTTTACGGTTCATGTTGTTCTCCTTTATTTATAATGATTAGACTACTGCAATAATGCAGCATGGTCAACCAATATTTATACTGCCGTTAGGTTTGTTATACTTTTCAAAGTCTGATGGTTTACAATAGCCAAGGTTTATTAGTTCTTCTTTGAGTTTACCTCTGAGCCAGTCTTCACCAACACGCTCACCATTTACAATGCGATTGGCATTAATCCGATAACCATCAAGTTCATAGCTTGAGCGTTTGTATTCTTTGCGTGCTGCTACTGAGCTATTTGCTTTGGCAATGTGTGCATTCCATACAACACTATCAACTGCATTCTTCATGTTAAAACCCCCATTCGTTTTTATTCATTACATTGTCTAGTGCATCTTCATAAGAGTCAAAGTAACTTACTCTACGATTACGAGTCTGGAAGAAGTTTTCATACTGTGGATATTCTTCCATAAACTTACGAGCGTAATGACTGATCCATCCATCGTTGAGTTTATATTCTGCTCCTGCTTCTCCGATTGCAGTATCCCATCTCATCCTGTGAAATATTGCTTTAGCAGAAAAGTAATCCCTTCGTTGTGCTACTTGCAGTGAGTATTTTACAAAGCCTTGCCAGATGTGTGGGTTGTCTTTGTCATACTGAAGAAAGTTCTCTTCAGTGTATTGTCCTTTTGGTTTCATTTGTTCTCCATTAATTTTAAGAATGTGTCACCATCCATGATGACTACTGTTTGCGGTTGTCCAGTCCGCCGTTTATAGAAAGCAATGTCTCTGCTTTCTAATACTTTGAATGGGCTAGGAAAGTTAGACTTGTCTCTATACTTTACTTCTCCCACCAATTCTTGTTCGTTGAGTTCGAGTTTGATGTCGCCTGAATACTCGCCTCCCAAGCTGCCTGAGAGGGGTTGCCTTTTTGCTTTGATCCCTGCTTCTTTGAGCCAGTTGACGAACCACTTTTCGTGGTATGTTCCTTTATTCTTGTTGCGGTTTGCCATCTGTCTTCCTCATAACAATTAATACAAATATACCAGTGCTTTTCCATTGTTCGAGCTGCATTGTTTTTAAGTATTGCTACGAACCAATGTGTTTTAGTTTCACATGATGCACATATTATGGGCTTACCTTTTCGTAACTTCGATGTCATACTCTAAAGCATCCAACCAACATATTAACATAAAGCCAGACGGAATACGCTTGTGCGCTTCCCACTTGTGAATCAGGGAAGAGGTGCAGCCGATCTTATGAGCTAATGACTCTTGGCTTAAACCTTGCTCGAATCGAGCTTCTATCAACAGGTTTATTAGCTTCTCGTAGTCTTTTGGTATGCTCACTGGCTTGTTGTATCGCGTCAAGCTCTTCAATGACATTAATTACTTTCACAGCTGTATCATATCTGAGTTCAGTATCTCCGTTTATAGTTCGATAATATGTTGATGTTGGAATGTCAGCACGTTTAAAACATTTGAGCAGAGAGACGTTAATCTCTTCTGCTCGATCTTGTAGATATTGTAGATATGATTTCATACTGCACTTATGCAGTAAAATCATCGTACTCGTCAATAGGCATCGCTCCGAAGCCATCACATTCATAGCAATCATCCCAAACAGAATCTATGTAACCTACATCTCTGCCAAAATCATGTGGCTTTGGGACATCATATTCAATACGTCCCTCACCTTCACATACTTCGCAAACTTTAATAGGGGATTTCATCTTCAAAGTTCTCCTTACTAAGATTGTAGTTTTCTTCCCATGCTCGTTCAGCACGTTCTACAAACTTATCATAGTTGAAGTTTGGATTTGTAGCTTTTAGTTCATCAGCAACATATTTGATAGCTGTTGCCCAGCTAAGATGCGGAGCAATCTTATCTGCAATAAACTCATAGTCTCTGCGTGTAAATCTAGGTGTTGATCTAGTCATTAGTTTATCCTCCGTTCCATTCTTCACACTCTACTACCATATAGTCTCTATGCACTACGTTAGGTGAATACTTACTTGAGTAATCTACACTAGCTTCATCAAGTAATATCTTGTTAGCTTTTTCACACGCTTCCGAAGCATTGTCTGCATCAATATATAAGATAGTACCCTCATCATAGTGAACGCTTACTTTATATTCAGTTGCCATTTTCAATTCTCCTTATACTTTCAACTTCAAAAGATTTTGCTTGGTCATAACCAATATCTATTTTCAGATCATCCATAGCAACAAACTCAACATTATTCGGATCATCGCAATCAACATGATATGTCATTGAAAAAGTTTCTATTGGTGTAAACTTCACTGCATAAGTAGCCATTAGTCCATCCTCGTTACATAATGTGTTTGACCAGTAGTAATACTTGGTCTTTGTAGTGGTATGCCCATGATTGAATATGGGTAGAAATAAACTGTACCCTCTTCAACTTCCCATGTCATAAATGGTTTCATAGGTGGGTCATCAGGATATTCATAAATACCCTCATCATTTATTTCTCCACCCATTTCTCTACCTTTGATACCCATACCAGAACGAGCTTCGTACTGTTTATCAAGATGATCGAAGAGAGTTACATCAACTCCCATAGCTTTGCGTAGATTCCATTCCACAATCCAGATTGGAATAAATCCTCCCCAAGACATAAGATCATTAGTATTTAATTTTGGATAATCTTTTTTGTTATACGTTATCTGCATTTTGTTCTCCTTTATTATCTGGTGTAACGATGATTAGTTTCTCATCGAGCCAAGGCTTGGCTTCTTTGCCAAGTTCTTTTTCTAATGCTTTACGCAGTTTTTCTTGAAGTGTTTTCATTTTTGTTCTCCTTAGTTTTGTGGCCTTATTTTTGGCCTGATTAATTTTGAAGGTACTTCGCTTACGTCACACCATGCAGCTTCACCATTGATTTGGTCATAGAGTGAGCCATTTTTTAGCAGCACACTCCAGCAATCATTTTCGTTTTCAAACCAAATCTTTGCTTCAAGCTGATGTCCGTTCATAACATAAGCTATAGTTAGTAGAGTAAAGAACTCCATTACGTTTCCTTTCAAGCAGATAGTAACTGCATCTATGCAGTACTGTCATTTGTGACGTTACGTCAAAACAGAAAGTGCAATGAAGAGTGCCGCAAACAGCAGCACTACTCCAATCATATCAAGAAGAGTCGGTAGCATTACGCTACCTTCTTCTTGAGTTCTGCAACTTTCTTGGCAAGTGAGCCTTTGACGTTGCGTTGTTTGCGTTCTGGTGTCCAAGCCTGACCATCTGTAATGATGGTATACACTTGGCAGTCAGCGTCATGTCGTTCAGCAAGATGTTCAAGCTCGATCTCCATGTTGTCTAACTTGCGAGTGATAGCTTCGGCTCGCATGTCGCGTCCTTCTGTTACCGCAGTCTCGAAGTCAGTGATGGTATCTGCCATCTGTTTCTTCTTGTAGACTAGTGAGTTGTAGCTAGTGTAACAGGCGTCTCGCGCCATACTAGTCATTAAGTAATCCATGTTATCACCGTTGTGATACTGAATGGTCTGTAGTTTAAGTTCAACAAGTTTAGTCATTTCTAGGTTCTCCTGTTCTTAGCGAGGACCACCCTCGCAATGACGAGGAGATGCACGGAGCAGAAACGCCAAAGGTGCTTGCAGTTTGCAAGGAGCAAAGCGAAGCGTACCTTGCAAACTGTTTCTGCCCGATGCAACGAAGGAGGAATGCGAGGTGGCCGCAGTGAAACAGAGAGAACATAGAGGTGAGTCAACTGGCAGAACTTCAACGGAAGACCGTGAAGGCTTTTATAGTAGTCAATACTATATGTAGTAGTGGACGCTACGTCACAACACTAGTGACGCAACGTTACATATTGACAGATAGTACCTAGAAAGTGCTAGCGTGGGGGGAGAGAGGGAGAGGGGGGCTAGTGAATGAAACAATGGTAGAGAGTATCTCAATCCTTCTATTTGAATGACGTCATACTCTAAGCTATATGTTAGTCAACAGCAGTCACCTAAATGCTGCTTACAAACACTAAGAAAGAAGGATATGAGATGCTCCCAGCAGATAGAAAGCTGACAGATAAACAGATGGCTCTAGTGGATACACTCGTAGCAGAAGGACTTAGCATAAAGGATGCAGCTGTTAAAGCTGGTTATGCTGAGGGCGAGAGTGGAAGAGTAAGCGCACACAGAGCATTGAAAGCTCCACACGTGCAGCAGTACATGATGCAGAGGATGAATGAAACATTTGGACTGAGTGCTACTAGTGCGCTTGCTACAGTTCGTAGGCTGTCTTCTAATGCTAAGTCCGAGTACGTTCAGCTAGAGGCTAGTAAGGATCTGCTGGATAGGGCTGGCTACAAACCGATAGATCGTTCACAGGTACAAGTTGCAGGAGATATAAAGGTTTCTATTGACCTGACATAGGGGGGTAGGGGGAAAAACTAGTAGTTATGTTACTGTAATAGTCCCCTACTCACATTATTAGCCTATAAGGTTTGTGCATTGTCAGGATTATTTTTTTTATGTTAAGGGTTCTGAGAATAGCAGGAGATTTGGAATGGATGTAGTAACGAAGGCTATCAGTGCTGAGAATACGTTTACTGATGCTTTATCATTGCGTGGTGATTTTTCTTTAAGCATTGCTGGTACGTTTGTGGGGACTGTGACTATTCAGCGTAGTTTTGATGCTGGTTCTACTTGGGCTGACACTGATACATTTACTTCTACGTTTGAGGGTGGTGGTTATGATGGTGTTGGTGCTCAGTATCGTGCTGGCATTAAGACTGGTGAGTATACGAGTGGAACTGCAACTGTGACTTTGAGGGAAAATGACACGGGTCGTTAAGAGGGATGCTTTGAGGCGTTATGGAAAACAGGCGGAGAGGCGTCCTGTTGTTCAGAATCTTTCTAAGGTAAAGCTGGCTTTGAAGAGTGGGGGTCATGCGAAAAGAACATAAAGATCCCAAGGGTGGTTTAACTCCTGAAGGCCGTAGGTTTTTCAAGCGCACTGAAGGGGCTAATTTAAAGCCGCCAGTTAAGAAGGGTGTAAATCCGAGGCGGATTTCATTTGCGGCTAGGTTTGCTGGAATGAAGGGTCCGATGAAGGACGAGAAGGGAAGGCCGACTAGAAAGGCATTGGCATTAAAGGCTTGGGGATTTGGCAGTGTTGAGGCTGCTAGGAATTTTGCTAAGCGGCATAAAAAGAAGAAGGGATAGATTATGTGTTTTGGAAGTGGTGCGCCTAAATATACTCCACCTAAGTTTGGTGCTTTACCTTCTTTGAAAGTAGATAAGACCAAGCGTAAAGAACAGGTATTAAAGGATGTTCCGAAGCCTGTTCAGCGCGGAATGCAACAGCGTACATTATTAATGCCAAAAGGAGAATACTAATGCCGATGGGAAAAGGAACTTACGGTTCACAAGTTGGACGACCTAAGAAGAAGAAAACACTTTTGACTGCAAAGCAGAAAACACTTCCTACTTCTTTGCAGAAGAAAATTATGAAGAGCAAAATGAAGAATGGCGGTTAACGAGGCAGGAAACTATACTAAGCCCAAGATGAGGGCTTCTTTGTTTCGCAGAATAAAAGCAAGGGCTACACATGGTACGGCTGCTGGTCAATGGTCTGCTCGAAAGGCACAGTTACTTGCCAAGGAATACAAAAAACGCGGAGGAGGATACCGATGAGAATAGAGTTTGCAAGTATAGGAATTATGGTAAGTATTATAAGAGAACTGCAAATTCATAATATAAATTTTGAGTGCAGGGTAGGCGATCTTGGCACTGGGACTATTTGGATAGAAGAACTTGAGAAACATGAAGTCCTCGCAAAAATCGCTGCTTAATTGGGGCAAGCAAAAGTGGCGCACTAAGTCTGGGAAGAAGTCTAGTGAGACAGGTGAACGGTACTTACCTAGCGCGGCTATTGCTGCTCTTAGTGATGCTGAATATGCAGCTACAACCAGAGCTAAACGAAAGGGTAAGGCAAAGGGTAAGCAGTTTGTGGCTCAACCGAAAGCGATTGCTAGGAAAGTAAGGAAGTATAGAACATGAAAAAGCCAAAACTAGGAACTGGTCGCCGTTTTTCTTTGCTTGTTAGAGAACTCAAGAAAAAAGATGTTAAAGATCCAAAGGCACTTGCGGCTTACATTGGAAGAAAAAAATATGGCAAGAAGAAATTTCAAGAGCTTGCTAGGAAAGGAAAGAGTTAATGGCTTGGTATTTAAAAACAACAGGGGAGCTTTGGACTGGCCCTACACATGAATTACATGGCAATACATGGACAGAAACAAATCATATGAGTTACTCAGTAAAACTTGAGCAAGGTCCAGAGCCAGTAAAGGCAAGAACAACTAAAGGGACTTATAAGTCTGATAATCCTTCTACGCCTTCAGTAAATGAATCAAAGCGAAAGCCTAGAAAAAAGAAATGAGTTTTATCTCAACGATTAGTCAACAAGACTTAGACCTTCTTCGAGGCATAG